ATGCCGGCCACCCTGTTGCATTCCTTGACCCATTTTATCAAGATCAGAAGCAGCACCGGTAGCTTCTTTTTTAGTAGTAAGCCCTAATTTTTGCATTGAAGCAATCATTTCATTGGTAGCTTTTACGAACTTACCAGTTGCTTCATCTCTAAAGGAAAGCGACGCTACGTATTTTTGCTCGGCCATTTGATTATCCTCTACTTAGTTAAATCTCTGCTTGCCACATCTATTTCTGCTGATTCGAGTATGTCAAAAACATCTAATAACTTTGCTGGATATGTTGAAACACCGCCATTAAATATTGGTATTCCTTTTTTCCAGTAATTGTAATACCTAATGTATCCTTTTACTTCCGGCATTATTACTCTTGCCGGGCATCTTTCTAGTGGTACGCCATCAACCAACATTGGTTGTACAGGTTTATCATGGCAACCCCGGAACTTTTTCTGTGCTTCGTTACAATCATGACAGCTAAGGCCCATTGCCGATACCTCAACTGCCAATTCTAGTTTTTTCTTAATGCCTCGCTAACTTCATTCTCGCCCCAAATCACATTGGCTAATTCAGCGATAGCAAATAAGGGTATCTTCTGCAATGTTTCTTCAGCCACAATATCGATCTCATGGTCAAATACTTTTTCTTTTACAGTTTTGAATTCTACTTCAACACCGTTGAGAATAAAGTTCTTAAAACCTTTCAATCCATATTTGACAATGCTGAAATTATTCATAGCCGCGTCAATATCTTTTTCAACATATACAGGTTTACCGGCCTGAATTTCTACTTTTCCGTATTGAGAAACCATTTTACCTTTAGTCATAGAATCCAAAGGGCCGATTATCCAGATAGTAGGATTCTCGGTATCATTTTTTAATGTATATTCGATTGTCTGTCCAACAGCAATTGGGTTTATCAAAGTACACCAACCTTTCTGTATTCTGTTTCTGTTTTTGTATGTTTTTTATCATTGCATTTTTCACATGCAACACCTAGATTTTTATATTCGTTAGTACCACCTCTTGTTATAGGAATTTTATGTTCTAATTCATCATTCCCAAATTTAATTGGCTTGATACATAAATAACAAGTTAATGTACCATACTTTTTAATATTATTTTCATAGACTAGTTGAATAGTTTCAACAGTTAATTTTCCAGCTGCTTTTCTTCTGTTATTACATGCTTGTATATAGAACTTACCTCTTTTTTTCCTATACATTCTATTGTAATCTCGTCCATAATTTTCTTGACTTTTTAATCCTCCTCTCCAACATGGGTTGTTTTCTCCAGCAATATTACCTAAATAGCATTTTCTACACAAACTTTTGCTGTGAGAATAAATAGGAATTTTCTCACCACATAAAGAACATACTTTATTAAAATTCAACCATTTTAAAAATCTTCCTTTTGAATCTCTAAGTTTATTCATAATTAATACTTAATGTTAATTAATTTTCGAGATGCCTTTTGCATCCGTTCGCTTAACCATCTTTCCATTCTTGAATTCGCCCAGGTTAATGTAGCACTACTCATACCTAAAAATGTTCTTGTGATTCTGGTATGTTGATTCACTCCCTGTTCCGCATGAATTAACGCAAGCAGGTCCCGGGTAGGAGATCCGCGAGGTATAATACCTACCTCAAAATCATTCTTCCCTCTAGCATAAACATGTATAGCATTAAACATGACACCTGTTCGGTATAATGCTAAATTAGGATATGATGATCCTTTGCGCTTTTTATCTTTGATTGTTTTTACGGAAAGCCTGGCCATAGCGCTTCCGTCCACATTAGTCTGCTGCCTAATATTGCGGCGAGAATCATCGGCCACTTTTTCGGCAATCTGTCCTAACGGAACGGAAGCGTCCATGAAATCCGGTATCTGTGCATCTATTTCAATACCAATAACAAATTCACTGGCCATGCTTAACCTCTTACGTAGAACTAGAACTGCTAGAACTTGAAGAACTAGATTGAGAACTAGAACTAGAAGAACTGCTAGAACTAGACATTGTAATGACTAATTCATCATTACCAGCGTCGGAGTTCTTGCATATTTCTAATGTTGCGTTAATAATCTTCAACCCGCTTCTGTCGCCATCTTTCAATCCGATATATCTTACGGCCGGCAAAGTAAACGCTATGCAATTTCCGTTTACATCACCCATAGATATAACAACCGACATGGTTGACCTAGACATTACTTTTGAATAGAAATCATGATCCGCTTTTGAAAGGAACTCTGGATCGATTGTCATTGTAGGATTTCTACCGGTAATCTTAGCATAATCAATACCGCTAGGATCCTGAGGCCTGGGAGATATTACTATCTCGTTACCCATATCAATTTCAAGATTCTCCAATACTAAACTAGCACCATCAATCGTTACTGTGGCGCCCATAAATAGGAATGGAACTTGCGCCGGGTACGTAGGCGTTAATAAAGCGGTATCGCTATGCTCTGAATATTTTCCTTGCATTGCAAAATCGCACATCACCGGCTCGCCTACTTTGAATTGAAACTTAACATTACCGGCACAACCTAACATTGTCTTTCTGAATCCATCAATATACGCAGCAATACTGCCAGTAACAAATGTATTTGAGATAGGAACATAGATATTGCTGTTTCCTGGACTTAATGATTCTGAAAATCCGCACATCCTTAAAAACGGAGTTATGGCCAAAGTAGTTCCTCTGGCGCCGGCAATAGGCCCCATTAATTCTGCCTTAAATGTAAGCGACATCCTCCTAGCACCCGGTTCAGAACCAAATCTAGACATGTGCTTTACAACCGGACTTCTTTTAAACTGGCCGATATCCGCGTCCATAATCGGATCATAAGCTAATATTATGGCATTAGCAGCCGTTAATGTTTGCGCTGTTCCGCTGACACTTTCTATTGCACCAGCGAGTTGTGCAATTTTTGTTATCTTAGAACTCATGTTACCCTCCTTTAGATTATTCTATCGATTACGGTTATATGTATTTCAACGATATGGCAAAGCACACCGCCTAATTTTCCAATCCTTAATTCCCCGGTTAATGGATAATGCACCCGGTTAGCAGTACCGCCTAATGTAGGATCAGCAATAAAATCTGAAACAATTAATTCCACAATATCTTGGAATGTTTTCTCTGTGGCCAAACTATCAAGAACTGAATAAAACCCGCGGATAATGAAATTATGAATTTTATCTTCTACATCACCCGGAGCGCCATGGCCAATAGATTCAAATGAAATGCGTTCTATCTCCCAAGTATTTACTTTATCGTTCTTAACAAATAAATCTTGGTAAGTAGCCCAATCATTGCAATAACGCCGGAAATCATACACCTTTTCAACACCAGGAATCGCTTCCAATTTCATTTTAATTTTTGCCCTAATTAGATTTAATGACATTTTTATCTCTCTTTTAAAATATAATTAGTAACTTGTTTTAACCATTGTAATCTATTTTTAGTAGGTAAATAGTGATTGCATTTACAACATAAAATCCCTGAATGTATTTTTTCTAACTTTTTAATATTTTCTTCTATACAAGGATGTGATCGATACCAACTAGCCGGAGTTATTTTTATAAAAATTGCTTCCGATTCATGGTCAATATAAACTGTATTTTTATTACCATTCTTACGATACCATTGTAATTTTATTCCACATATTTCACAATTAGGAGTTTCACCATATTTTTCTATAAAATATTTTTTCCAATTAGCAGTGCATTTTTTTTGAGATTTAACACTATAACTTACTACTTTATTTTTATTTTTGCTTCGCCACCTAGAAATGTACCCAATTACTTTATCTTTATTTTTTTTACGCCATTTATCACTTGATTTTTTAAAATAAGAATAACTACCTCTTTTAATATAATCTTCATGACGATATGTGGTCATTTAATTTTGAAGGGAAGATAGACTAATGGCGAGCATGATTCTATCTCCGCCTTTCCTTTATTTCTCTTTGTTTGGGGATATTACCTATTCCGAGAAGGGTGTGTTAACATTTCCTCGGACCAGGAGAACGCAATATCAAGATCCTTTATCGCAACACCGGCTGAAGCCGGGGCGTTGCCCTTGGATTCTTCTCCAAGACCCATCATAGAATTGTAGATGGATATCTTCTCTTTAGCCAATTGCGAATAAGTATCAGATTTTCTCTGATAATCAATCACGTCGGCCTCGATAGAAGGATCTGTGGTTTGCGTAAATTTAGCCGCTAGAGCCCAAAAAC